CAAGGCTCAACATCATCTAACACTTCAGGCTCTATTACATCTACTGTATCTGTAAACACAACTGCTGGGTTTAGTATTGTAACTTACACAGGTAATAATACAGCTTCTACTGTTGGTCATGGTTTAGGCGTAGGCCCTAAAATGATAATTGTTAAATCAAGAAGTGCAACTAACCCTTGGCCTATATATCATGCAGATTTAGGTGTTCAAAGATACATATTTTTAAATGCAACAGATGCAGCCTATAATAATCTTGCAAATTATTGGGGTTCAACTGCTCCAAGTTCAACCACATTTGGTATTGGTGCTTATGGCGGTATTAATGCTAATGCAGCAACCTATGTAGCTTATTGCTGGGCAGAAATAGCAGGCTTCAGTCGTTTTGGTTCTTACACAGGTAATGGTAGTGCTGATGGTCCGTTTGTAGCGACTAATTTTGCTCCTAAATTTGTTATGATTAAAAGAACAGACGCAGCCAATGATTGGAACATGTATGACAGTAGAATTGGTGCATATAATGTCATAACTGATTTATTAAAAGCTAATACATCTGCTGCACAAACAAATTATTACACTTATGGAATTGACTTTTTAAGTAATGGCTTTAAATTAAGAGAAACTGATACAGGTCAAAACGCTTCAGGCGGCACATATATATTTATGGCATTTGCAAGCAATCCGTTTAAGAGTTCTAACGCACGCTGATGGGTAAACTTATAGACATGATAGGTAAGAAGTTTAATAGACTTACTATTGTTTCTAGGGCTGCTAATGAAGATACTAGAGCAGCGTGGAATTGTGTATGTGAATGTGGAAATACCATAACTCTTAATGGAAAACAAATAAGAAGTGGTCATACCAAGTCATGTGGATGCTATCGTAAAGAAGTAACATCTAGTCAAGGTGCAAAAAACAAACATACTTTTGAATATGTCAAAGCCAAGATAAAAGAAAATGGTTATGAACTATTGTCTGAATACAAAGGAATACTTAAACAAGGCAAATTTAGATGTTTATGTTGTAACCTTGAATTTACAAGACGTATAGAAACATCTTTATATAATACATATGGATGCCCTAGCTGTTCTAAATTAAACAATGGTTTTATGCAAGCAGATACATTTGAAAGAAAGCCACATTTGAAAGAATTAGATTCTCGTTTATATCTTATGGAGTTTGATAATGGTATAGAACACTTTTGGAAACTAGGTATAACAAGACAAAAATTACATGATAGAATTAGAAAGATACCTTATAAACTAGTATCTATTCAAACTATTAGTGGTAAATTGTATGAAATATACAAAGCAGAAAAGATGTTAAAGCAACAGAATAAACAAAACAGATATAGACCTAAAATATCTTTTGCTGGTCATACTGAATGTTTTTCTAAATTAATTAATATAGGATGGAATTAAATATGGCACATTTTTGTCAGTTAAACGAAGAAAACATAGTAACACAAGTCATTGTAGTTGCTAACCAAGACACAGCAGACCAAGATGGTGTAGAGAACGAAGCAATAGGTATTGCTTTCTGCACTAATCTACTTGGTGGTAATTGGAAACAAACATCTTACAACGGAAACATCCGTAAGAACTATGCAGGTATTGGTTATAAGTATGATGCAGATTTAGATGCTTTCGTTCCTCCACAACCATTTGCTTCATGGACATTAAACACAGAAACAGCACAATGGGAAGCTCCTACTCCATATCCTAATGATGATAAAAGATATACATGGGATGAAGAAACTTTAACTTGGGATTTAATTCCAGAGGTTGAATAATGTCTATTTTAAAGAAACTATTTGGTATAGAAGATAAACCATCTCAAGATACTATTGTAGAATCTGAGACAGTGGTAGAAACTAAAGTAGTTCCTAAAGAAGAAGTAGGTGTTCCTGCTGATGGTGATCAAGTAGTAAGAGGAGAGTAACGTGGACCCAGTAACTATACTAGCAGCTTTAGGGCCATTAGCAGTAGATTTAGGCAAATCACTTATAAACAGATTTGTAGCACCTGATCAGTTTAAACCTGCTACCATAGAACAATATGCTAAAATGAAACAGATTGACCTAGAGTTCTTTAAGGTCATGAATGAAGCAGGATCAGGTAATGCATCATACCCTTGGGTAGAAGCTATTGTAAGACTCATGAGACCAGGTATTGGTTTAATTGTATTAATTACATGGGCATATATGCACATACAAGGTATTGCAACACTTGAAGTAGATAACTTTGCTAGTGCAGTTGGTTTCTATTTGTTTGGTGAAAGAAGTTTATTTTACATTAAAAAGAAATGAAACTTACACCTAATTTTAGTTTAGAAGAATTAACACACAGTGAAACTGCTGAACGATTAGGTCTAGACAATACTCCTAGTGAAGATGTTAAAGCTAACTTAACAAGATTAGCTAGGTTACTAGAAGATATTCGTAGAGTGTTAGGTAGACCTATAATGGTTAACTCTGCTTATAGATCTCAAGAAGTAAATAAAGCTATAGGTAGTAAACCTACAAGTCAGCATTGCATTGGTTGTGCTGCAGATATTAGAGTGCCAGGATTAACACCTGACAATATTGTTAAAGAGATACTTAAAACAAACCTTGAGTATGACCAACTTATTCGAGAGTTTGATTCATGGGTACATATATCCATTCCTAACAAGTTTGCAGATAAACCACGCAAACAAGTTCTAATCATAGATAAAGCTGGCACGCGTCCATACTAATGCTATGAACCTTATCACTGTTGAAACGTGTAAGGCAGTTTACAGAATGTTAAGTGAACTACCACCTTTTAACAAGTATAAGTTACCAAGACCTTCCGAGATAGAGTTTTTAGTTGTAGATGATCCTGGTCTATATGGTCAGTATCAACCTGAACCACACTGCATAACAATCAGTACAGCTAAACAGAGTCATTTAGAAACTTTAGAGAGAACTATGGCACATGAAATGGTGCATCTTATTTTATACCTACAAGGTAAAAGATATGAATTACATAACAAAAACTTCTATAAACTAACATATCAAATAGCCGCTATATACGGCTGGGAACCAAAGGATTTATAAATGGTACAACACCACTTAGATGAAGCAACAAAGCATGTTCTGGATGGAGCATCAGTAGTCACAGTACTAGGTACTATGGCACAAGTATTACCTCCACGAGCAGCATTGTTTACTATTGTTTGGACATGTATTCGTATTTACGAAACAAAGACTGTTCAAAGAATACTAGGAAAGAAAAAGGACTAATATGGCTACTTCAGGAACAACAACATTCAGTGTTACTCGCAATGACATTATTGAGTCTTCTTTAAGACTTTTAGGTGTTCTTGAAGAAGGAGCTCAACCTACAGCTAATGCTATTGAGAATGCAAGTCTAGTTCTTAACATGATGTTAAAAGACTGGATGACAGATGGTATTAAACTATGGACAGTGGTTGAAATAACTCTTCCACTAGTAACTAATAAAACATCTTATACAATAGGCCCTGGTGCAGGAAATGATTTAATAACTAATAAACCTTTAAGATTGATTCAATCTTTCTTAAGAAATTTATCAGTTAGTCCTTATATAGATTTACCTATGTCTATTCTTTCAGAACAAGAATACAACATCTTAGGTAGTAAGTTTTCTACAGGTACAGTAAACTCTGTATTTTATAAACCATCAGTATTAAATGGTACTGTTAAAGTATTCTTAACACCTAATTCAAGTACAGCTACAAACTATGAATTACATATGACTGTACAACGTCCTATTGAAGATATTACAAGTGCTAATCAAACATTTGATTTTCCATCTGAATGGTATCAATGTTTACGTTGGGGATTAGCTTCTGAATTAGCAGCTGACTATGGTCTTCCAATGGATAAACTTGCAGGTGTTATTCAAAGAGCAGAGAACTATAAACAAAGATTAATGGCATGGGATGTGGAATATGCTTCTACATTCTTCCAACCTGATATTAGAGCACAAGTACAAAGGTTTAGATAATGTCAGAAACCTTACGATTACCAATGAACTATGGGGTCGAGTTTCGTAATGATACTACAGACAAAGGTTCTAAGATGGTTAACTGCTTTGCAGAAGACTATAATGGAACTATATATGCTAAGAAAAGACCAGGCTATACATCTTCTGGTGTAGACTTTGGTACTGGTACTGCACAAGGTTTATATACCTATGCTAATAGAATTTATGCAGTATTAAACAATACTCTTTATCGTACTGATTTAACTACCACTACTACAGTAGGAACACTAACAGGAACTACCACTCCTTGTTATTTTACTAATACCCTTAATGATGGATATTTGTTCTTTCAAAAGGGTGATAAAGGCTATACCTATGATGGCACAACTCTAGCTCAAGTTAGAAGTGATGGTGTAGCTTTTATCAGTATTACTGCAGGTGGTACAGGATATGCATCTCCACCTACTGTAACATTTGGTCCTGAGTGGCAAGCTACTACAGCTTATAATCTTAATGATCAAGTAGCTTATGGAGCTAACTTATATACAGTAACAGTAGCTGGTACTACAGCATCTACTGCACCTACATTTACTAGTGGTTCTCAAACAGATGGTACTGCTACATTAACTTATGCAGGAAATAGAGCTACAGGAAGTTCTTCTATATCAGGTGGTATTGTAACAGATATTGTTATTACTAATGCTGGTACAGGATACTTAAATGCTCCTACAATTACTATAGCAGCACCTGGTGGTTCAGGTACACAAGCTTTTGCTACTTGTACTTTAAATGGATTTCCATCAGGTAATATAGTACCAGGTACAGCTTACTTTGATACTTATGTTTTTGTAATGACAGATGATGGTAAGATCTGGAATAGTGAACCTAATGATCCTACTAAGTGGGATGCATTAAACTATATTACTGCTGAAGCAGAACCAGATAAAGGCGTAGCTTTAGCTAAACATTTTAACTATTTACTAGCTTTTGGTCAATGGTCTACAGAGTTCTTCTATGATGCTGCTCAACCAATAGGATCACCATTATTACCTAACCCTACATTCCGTATTGAGTTTGGATGTGCTAATGGTAACTCAGTAGTAGAAATGCAACAAACAGTTGTATGGGTAGCTGTAGGACGTAATACTGGTAGAACAGTTCTTATGTTAGATGGTACAAGACCTGTACAAATTTCAGATGTATCAGTAGAAAGAATACTAAACCAATCTAGTTTACAAAATGTAAGATCATACTCTTTAAAAGTATCTGGTCATTACTTTTATGTACTTAACTTATTAGATGATGATTTAACTCTTGTTTGTGATATTAAATCTAAACAATGGTCTATTTGGACATCTTATGTTAATGGGCAAGAAACTATATTAGACGGAGTATTTTTTACTTCTTATAATAATGAAGCATATGCACTTGACAATGACAACGGAGTATTGTATAATATTAGTGAGCATACTTATACTGATTTAGTTGGTCCTATCCAATTTAGAATCAGAACTCCTCTTATAGATGCTAACTCTACTAAACGTAAGTTTATTGGTAGACTAGAAATAGTAGGTGATAAGATTGGTGCTACCCTCCGAGTACGACATACAGATGATGATTATCAAAACTGGTCTCAATACCGTAATGTTGACCTAAACGCAATGAGAAGTGTCCTTTATCAAAATGGTAACTTTAGACGAAGAGCTTATGAATATTTCTGCACAGACAACCAGCCAATTAGACTGCAAGCTTGTGAAATGGACATCGATCCCGGTACGGCATAAAGCATTATTAAAAGCCTTTGAAGGATATAAAGATTCAAGAAAGTGTTCTTTTGAACAGTTTTGTGAAAGAGTTAGAAATTTTAGTATTATTCCTGTAGAGAATAAAAATGGTATTGTTGGAGCTATTATGATTCGTAAGAATGAATTCCACATATCAGTTACTGAACCTTTTAATATGCGTAAATATATTAGAACAGTATTTAATCCTCTATTTAAAAACTATTTAGAAGTTGTTACAACTGTTATAGAAAGTAATACTAAAGGACTACAATTTGTTAAACGTATTGGTTTTGAAGAAGTTAATCGTAAAGATAACATTATTTATTTAAGGATGGATCATGGGTGGAGTTGTTGATTTTGTAGGAGACGTAGTTGGAGGAGCAGCCGACATCGTAGGTGATGTTGTTAGTGATGTTGTTGGTGAAGTATTTGACAACCCTATATTAGGTCTTGCTGCAGGTGTTGCTCTAGGGCCAGCTGGTTTTGGACTAGGAAGTGGAGCTTTAGGTGGAGCAGCCGCAGGTGCGGGTGTTAGTGCCTCAAGTATGGGTCTTATTGGGCCTACACTTATGGGAGCCGTTGGTGCGACTCCTGCCGCTTTAGCTGGTTATGCTGCTGCTACTGGAGCTGGTGCTGGTCTTCTAGGTAGTGCTGCCGCAGGTGGATTAACACTTGGTGGACTTACTAGTGCCGCTACACAAGCTCTGGGTTACATTCCATCTTCTATTGCTTCAGGACTTGCTGCTGGTGAGGTTGGTGGTATCCCTGCATCAAAAGGTATCTTTGGACAACTTAAACAAGTAGCTGATGTAGCTAAGTCAGGTTATGATATTTATAGTGCACTAACAGCTTCTAGAGGTATTTCTCCTGATGTAGCTCAATTACAAGCTGATCCTTTCTCTCCATTTAGAGCATCTGCTGCAGAAGATTTAGCAGCTTTAATGAAAGATCCTAATAGAGTATATGGTATGCCTGGTTATAAGTTTGCTCAAGAAGAAGGAGCTAAACAATTATTACGTAGTAGAACTGCTTTAGGTGGTGCACAATCTGGTGCAACATTAGCTTCTCTACAAAAATATGGTGCTGAGACTGCACAGAATTGGTTTAATAACTACTACAACCAATTAACTCAATTATCAGGTGCAGGACAATCTCCAGCTGCAGGTGCTAATGCATTTAGAACTGCTTCTTACGATCAATCTCTTGCAGAAAGAAATAGACAAGAACAATTGTTACAAGGTGTTATTGGCCTTGGTACATCAATTGGTAGCTTTTTTGGATAAAGGATAAAATATGGCTAGTATTCCAATGTATCATGGTATTCCTAGTTTTAGCGAAGTTCAAGCTAAAATGGCTAGGGAAAAGATGGATGTTCTAAAAACAGAAGAAGCTCAGATTGAATTAGATGAACTTAAAACTGCTAAAGACATTATTAAAAAGCAAGCTATTGATGACTTAACTAAAACAAAAACAAGTCAAATGCCTCCTGCTATACCTGGTGGTTATACTACTGGTACAGGATTTGATGGTCGTCCAGCAGTAATGCCTGAAGGTGCTATGTCACTCCAAGGTACTAAGTCTGCTGATGGTACACCTATGCCTTCATTTATGACAGGAGCAGCTACAGAAGAACGTGTTAAAGAACCTGTAATGGATGAAACTAAACCTGCTACTATGGAAAGTTATCCAGGTAAAACAGCAGAACCTACTGTTGAAACACAACCAGTTGTTAAGACACCTATTCAACAAGCTAAAGTAGCTACTCAAGACTTTATTAAAATTAATGATCAAGTTAATGCTGCTTATAAAACAGCTGAACTATTTAAACAAAATGGTCTTTTACTTCAATATCAAAAACAACTTAAGGTTGCACAAGACTTAGAGAATACTCGTACAATAGCTCAAGAACGACGTATGGATTCTGCTAAGAAAGTTCTTGAAGTTACTGGTCAGATTGCACAAGGTTATATTGATGCTGATCCTCAAAATAAAGATGCAGCTTGGGGTACGGCATTAATGCAACTTAATGCTGCTGGTATTCCTGTTGATGATTTAATGAGAATTCCTCCAGAGTTAAGAGAACAAGTAGCTCAACAATATGCTGACTCTGCTATCTCTGGTGCTAATAAACTTAAACTAGAACTTGAATATCTAAAAGAATCAGGACGTAATAGACGTGCTGAAGAGTCTAATAGAATTAGAGAAGATCTAGGTAATAAACGTTTACAAGCACAAGCACGTAATCAAGAAGCTGTACAATTACGTTTTGACAAGAGTATGGAACTTAGAGAGTTCAATGCTATGAAGGGTAAACTTAGTACAATTATTAGTGCTGCTAATAGAGATCGTTCAGACATTGAAGCTAAGTCTGATGACATTAACTTTAGAATTAATGGTCTAAGAAGTGGTACTATCTTAACAGACAAGTATGGTAACAAGCTCACTAAAGAAGCTCGTATAGCTGAAGTTACTGCATTACAGGAGGATTTAAATGCACTTGATGGTCAACGTAAAAAGATTGATGAAGAAATCAAAGGTTATGAAGCTAAGCTTAAAGAAATGCCAGTCCCTAAAGGTGGTTCTAAAGAAGAAGCTTCTACTACTTCAAAAGAAGTTAAAGAAGATACCGTTGGTAAACCAAGTCAGCAAGATATTAATTTAGCTGTACAAGCTATTAACCAACGTCCTGAAGCATTAGAACAGATTAAAGCTAACTGGTCTAAACTTCATCCAGATGCTAAGTTTGAAGATTATATTAAGTTAAATCCGAATAAAGCTAGCACTAAAAAATAATAAGGAGTAACGATGGATTCTAATCCTTACCTTAGTGGTATAGAAAGTTATTCGCCTTCAAAACCTTCTTCTTATGGTAAGACTCAAGAAGATGCTAATATTCAAGGGTACCTTTCCAATTTAAGTAAAGCTGAGAAAGCTGACTATAATACTATTGTAGGTGGTAGTACCTTTGACGACTATAGTAAACATCCTGGTGTAGTAGGAGTAACTACTAAAGAAGGTCCTAGTACTGCTGCTGGTCGTTATCAGATTACTAAAACAACATATGACAGATATGCCAAGAAACTTGGTATTACTGACTTCTCTCCTGAATCTCAAGACAAGATTGCTTTAGAACTTATTAAAGACAATGATGCTCTTGAAGATGTTAAAAAAGGAAACTATCAAGCCGCTAACGCAAAGTTAGGTGGTGTATGGGCAAGTTTACCTTCTAGTAAGTACAATCAACCTAAACGTTCTAGTACTTGGATAGAAGAAAACTTTGATACTGCTCCTTCTAAAAACCCTTATCTTGAGGGTTCATTCAAAGCTACTGATGTTAAAACACCAGAGCCTGAGCCTGAGAATCCTTACTTGAAAGGGTTAGCCAGGCCTCCTTCAAATCCCTATCTTAACGACGTTCCTGCTAAGTCTGAAAGTGATATTAGTGCAGCTCGTTCCTTTGGTAAAGCGGCTGGGGGTAGCGCTGCTGTTGGTATCGCTGCTACTCCAGCAATGGCTTTGGGCGCTGAACTTGGCGCGACCGCTGGCACTGCTGTAGGTGGACCAGTAGGTGGTCTAGTAGGAGGAGTTGTAGGTGGTGTTGGAGGATTCCTTGGTGGTGCTAAAGCTGTTGAATATGCTTTTGATAAACTACCAGACTCTGTAAAAGAAGTCATTGGTTATGATCCTCAAACAAGACAAAAAGAAATAGAAGCTAATCCTGAAACATCTTTTGCAGGTCAACTATCAGGTAACCTAGTTCTATTTAGACCAGGTGCTCTAAAAGATATTGTATTAGAAGGTGGTAAAAAGATTACACCTGCAATGCAACGTATTGGTATGGGTACTGCAGGTGGTTTATTTGAAGCTGGTAATGAAAAATTAGCTGGTGAAGATCTTAATGCACAACGTATCATAGAAGCTGCTGGCTTTACAGCTGTAGCTGCTAAACCTACTGCCTATACGAAGAAGGTAAATGAAGTAGTAGGTAATACTGTTGGTAACATTGTTCCTAGATTTAATAGATCATTAGATGAATTTGCTAAGACTCGTCAATCTACAGAAGAAGTAGGAGCTAATGAGTGGACATCTAAATGGGCTGTACCTGAAACAACAGAGACTGGTATACCTATTAAAGTAGCTAAGATTGTAGATGCTGAAGGCAATCAAGCTGTACAGAAAGATGGTAAACCTGTTATAGCTCGTCACTATCGTAATGAAGATGGTTCATCTAAAGAAATCATTATGGACTTAGATGAAGCCCTTAATCGTTTTGAAGATAAGCCATGGGTTAAAGCTGGCTTAGATGAAAATGCATTTAAGACTCCTTATGAATATGCACAGTTCATTCTTAAACATGAAGATGAACATACTCGTCTATCATTTGAAGAATGGAAACAAATGCAAGACCCACAAGGTGATTTATTTGCACAGGATAAATCAGGTGTGTTTACAGAAGAACAACTTCGTAAAGACTATGAACATTACATTAATAGACAAGCTTATCATGCTGTTAAAGAAGATCCTTATGTCTCACAACCAGATGTAGAAGTTCCTAAAATACCTAAAAATGCAGCCGAGAATGAAACATGGTTAGCAGATGCTTTCTTTGCTTTAGATAAAGGTGGAGAAAGAGATATGATTATTGCTAGAGCAAGACATGAAGCTGCTACTAAAGCGGGTGTTGATACTGCTATGAGACAAAGATGGAGAGCTTATGCCGAAGGTAGGGCTGAACTTGATCCTAATGAATTAGAATTGTTTAAGAAGTATGCTAATCAAGAATTAATGGAACGTAAACGTTTAATTAAATATGCCCAACAAAAAGGATGGACAATACCTACTGATTTAGAATCTACTGTAACAGGTGAAAATGTTCCACGTATCTTTATCCCTAAACAAGGAGATAAATTTGAAAAAGCTTTAAATATAATTAGTGGTGGTGAATTTGGTGGGTTTAATCCTAATATAGCTAGGAAACCTGGAGCTGCTATGGCTCGTTCTGTATTTGCTGGTGAACTTCCTAATGGTAAACGTATCATTTTACAACAAGGTTCTGATGGTTCTGTATACCAATGGGTAAATGGTAAAGCTGTACCTTTTGCTAAAATGAGTGAGGTAGGTGTATTTAGGCCTGGTGAAACAGTTAAAAATGCTTTTATAAAAGAAGCTTATGAACCTGAAATTGAACTTAATACTCCTTTTACTTATGAAAAAGATTTCCAAGGAGTAGTATATCAACGTTTAACAGAATTACGTAACTTTATTAGAGCTAATAAATTCTTAGAAGATATTAAAGATTCTTCTTGGTTTAAAGAAAATGCATTTAAAACAGAAGGTAAATCTATACCTGAAGGATTTAGACGTCCTAAATATTTAGATAGAGTTCCTCAATTTGATGGTTATGTTTTTAAAGATGACATTGCATCTATTATAGAAGATTTTGCTAAAGTAAATGATATGAATGCACTTACTTATTTAAGTGGTGCTTTAATTAAAAACATGATGCTTAACCCTTTACCTCACATGATGAATGAGGGTTGGCATTTATTTAATGCTCGTGGTCTATCAGGTTGGGTAACACCAGCAGGTATCTATAGATTTGCTAAAACAGGTATGCCTGCTCTTAAATCTGTTATTACTCAAGATGCTGAGTTTAGAGAAACTTTAAGACTTGGTGGTTCATTACTATCTGCTAGAGTAAGAAACAATGCATTTGCTGAGGAGATGTTTGCTAAAGCTAATAGAGAGTTTTCACAAACTCCAGAGTTCCAAAGTTTAGCTAAACGTATGGCTATGAAGCCTATTCAGTTATATGAAGCTATATCTAAAAAAGCTAATATAGCTATGTGGACAGTTCGTGACATGATGTATATGCAACTGATCAATGAAAAGATGATGTATGAAGGATTAACTAGAGCAGAAGCTATTAAAAGTGTAGAACGACACATGCCTAGCTATCGTATACCTCATAAAGTCATGGGTTCTAGAGCTTTATCTGAAGTCTTACAAAATCCTAATGTTACTGTCTTTAGTAGATACCACTATGGTTTAGTTAACTCATTAAAGAATACTGCAGCAGATATTGCAGCTATCAGACATGGACAAGCAGGTTTAAAAGACTTTTTACATGGTATGGATACAGCTGCTGCTATTGCTGTAGCTATTGCTGCACTCTATCCATTACAAGATATGATTGCTCAATACTTAACAGGTAATGAAAATGCTACTGTAAGACGTGCTGGTCCTTACCATATATTCCATGCATTACATGGTATAGCAAGTTTAGAAAAAGATCCTATGGCGGTTGTTTCTTCATTTTTAACTTTTAACCCTGCCTTACTTGCTGGAGCTCAACTCATAGCAAATCGTAAACTTTATAATGGTCAACCTATATATAACCCAGAGGATAGTGGTGAAAAGATAACAAGTGATATTACAGACTATACTATAGGTCAAGTACCTCAAGTAAGTCAAGCTATTAAAGCTGGTAAAGAAGAAGATGAAGGCTTTAAGAATTGGATGGCTCGTCAGATTGACGTAGAATCACCTACTCAAGAAACTGTTATGAAACGTGAGAAGATGGTTGGTAGAAAAGAAAAAGCTGGTCCTCGTAGAACAATGAAGTGGGAAGTTGAACAGGAAGACTAATGGCTATACAACTCCCACCAATACCTAACAATCCAATCACTGACGTATTCGTATGGCGTGATTGGTTCTATAAAGTATCACAAGCTCTTGTACAACAAGCTTCTATTGCTTGGAGTTCTATTGACTTTACTGGTTCTAATTTACAAGATATTCAGACTAGACAGCACAACGCTCTACAGAATATACAGGGTGGTATTGCGTCACAATACTACCATCTAAGTCAAGCTCAGTATAATTCTCTTAGTGCTTTAACTAGTTTACCTATAACAGTACCTAATGGTGGTACCGGAGCTACAACCTTAACAGGATATGTATATGGTAATGGTACTAGTCCTATGACTGCTAGTACTACAATACCTATGTCTGCTATTGTAACAACATATGGTGCTTTTCAGAATACAGCTGATCAAAACTTAGCTGCTGCTAACACAGCTTATACGGTTGTTTTTAATACAACTGATGTATCTAGTAATATAACACGAGCTTCTAATCAGTTTACTATATCTACCGCAGGTACTTATAATATACAGTTTAGTTTACAGTTAGTTAATACAGATAGTCAAGCACATGCTGCTGAAATATGGTTAAGTTTAAATGGTACAGATGTAGCAGGAACAGCTAGTAAATATGATGTTCCTTCTAGTCATGGGTCTTCTGATGGTTACCTTATTGCTGTAGCTAACTTTTTAGTTACAGTAACTGCAGGGCAGTATATAGAACTTAAAATAGCTGCTAATCAAGTAGAGAATGGTACTACAGATGGTGTATATATTGAAGCTTATGCTGCTCAAACTACACCTTATGTCAGACCTTCTATTCCTTCTTCAGTTATTACCATAACTCAAGTAGACTAGATTCATGATTTTACCGATGTTAAAAAGCCTATAGTATAGTATAATATTACTGTAGCCTAGAAAAATATGTGTTTTTTTATACACAAACTATCTAGTCTATACTATACTAAACGAAAGGAATATACTATGTGGACTAAACCAGCTGCAACAGAAATGCGTTTTGGCTTTGAAGTTACAATGTACGTAATGAATAAGTAAGTTTGTTAAACTACCGTCAAAGGATATAGTAAGTTGGGATTTTTGTAGTTTTCGTACCAACGTGTA